GATCACCGCGAGGTCTGGCTGTTTGGCGAAAACTCCACGGAAGTCTGGTACAACGCCGGGCTGTCGGACTTCCCGCTGGTCCGCATCCAAGGCGCGTTCAACGAACTGGGCTGTGCGGCGCGGTACAGCACCGCCAAGATGAATAATCAGGTCTACTGGCTGGGCAAGGACGACCGTGGCCGTGGCATCGTCTACGCCGCCAACGGCTACCAAGGCCAGCGCATCTCGACCCACGCCATCGAGTGGCAGATCCAGCAGTACAGCACGCTCACCGACGCCATCGGCTACACCTACCAGCAGGACGGCCACTCCTTCTACGTGCTGGTGTTCCCGTCAGCCGGCGCAACGTGGGCCTATGACGCCACGACGGGGGCCTGGCATGAGCGCGCGGGCTGGAGCAACGGATCGTGGGTGCGCCAGCGGCCCGTGGCGCAGATCTCCTATCAGGACGAGGTGCTGGTGGGCGACTACCAGAACGGCAACATCTACGCCTACGACCTTGACGTCTACACCGACAACGGCGCCCCGCAGCGCTGGCTGCGGTCGTGGCGCGCCCTGCCGACGGGGCAGAACAACCTGATGCGTACCGCGCAGCACGCGCTCCAGTTGGACTGCCAGACCGGCGTCGGCTTGGTCACCGGGCAGGGCAGCGACCCGGAGGTCATGCTGCGCTGGTCGGACGACGGCGGCCACACCTGGTCGAACGAACACTGGCGCAAGATGGGCGCCATCGGCCAGTACGGCTACCGCACCATCTGGCGGCGGTTGGGCATGACCATGAAGCTGCGCGATCGCGTCTACGAGATCAGCGGCACCGACCCGGTCAAGATCGCCATCATGGGCGCCGAGTTGCAGGTGAGCCGGACCAATGCCTAACATCACCAACATCACCCCGCCTCGCGTCCCGCTGACGGACCCGCGCACGGGGCTGATTGCGCGTGAGTGGTATCTGTTCCTCCTGAGCCTGTTCAACCAGACCGGCGGCAGCATCGTGTCGCTGGAGGACGTCCAGAAGGGGCCGCCGGCGCAAGACGTGGATTTGTCGGCGCTGCTGGCGCAGGCGTCCCTGAACGCCGAGAGTTCGTCAGCACTCCTGTCGCAGTACGCCCAGCTTGCCACCGACGTGCAGGCGCTGGCCTTGGGGCCGTCCAACACGCCGCAACTTGAGCGGCTGCGCTACGGGTCGTTCTACGACACGACCGACCAGACGGCGGCGGTCATCAACACGGCCTACGCCATGACGTTCAATTCGACGGACCTGTCTCAGGGGGTCTACCTCGGGTCGCCGACGTCGCGGGTGTACGTGGACACGCACAACGTCTACAACATCCAGTTCTCGGCGCAGTTGGTCAACACTGCTGGTGGCACGCACAACACGTGGATCTGGCTGCGCAAAAACGGCACAGACGTGGCAAACTCGGCCACGACGTTGCGTCTTCAGGGCAACAACGCCGAGGAAGTCGCGGCGTGGAACTTCCTGCTTGAGATGAACGCAGGCGACTATTTTGAACTTATGTGGGAGGTGTCGAACTTGGCCGTGTCGCTGTTAGCCGACCCCGCGTCGGCTGTCCACCCCGCCATCCCGTCCATCATCCTCACCGTCACTGACAATATCAGCGCTTAGGAGGTCATCGTGACCGTTACAGTAACTGTACTTGTTCCCGCACAGACCGCCAACAACTCGCAGTCCACCGTCTACACCGCGACCGGCGTGACGGCGATCATCGACAAGTTCACCGCCACCAACTACTCGGCCACCGCCGCCACGATCAGCGTCAACCTGGTCACAAGCGGCGGCACGGCGGGTAACAACGATTTGATCGTCAAGACCAAGACGTTGCAGGCGAGCGAGACGTACACCTTCCCCGAACTGGTCGGGCATGTGCTGCGCCCCGGCGGGTTCATCTCGACCCTTGCGGGCACGGCGAGTGCCATCAACATCCGGGTGTCCGGCCGTGAGGTGACGTAGTGGACGAGGCGGCGCAATCCCTGATTGTCCACTTTGAGAACCTGGACCTGCCGCCCGAAGCGGCGGGCTGGCTCATGGACATCTGGCGCATGATCCAGATGCTGGACGATGTGGCGGACGGTGATCCGGTGACCCGGCCGGACCTCGACGCGGTCATCTGGTCCTCGCTGATCAGTATGCCGGCCAATCCGTTCTACCTCGCCAATTTTCAGTCTTTGCAGACCGGGCTTGCGCTGCTGGTGATGAAGTGGAAGGCGTCGGACGACGCCGAACGCGCCGGTCAGGCGGACGCCCGGTCTTTCATCTGGCGCGCGGGGTATTATGATCTGGTGCTATTAGTTGTCCTTTTGACGAAGGGGCACGCAACTGCTATGAAAGACGCCGTAAAGGTCATGCACTTGTACGGCGAAACGCTGCACGAATACTTGAAGGAGTTTTCCTGATGCCCGCACCGATTATTGCTGCCGCTGGAATTGCTGCTGCGGGTGCCATTGGCGGCGCAGCGATCTCCGCATCCGGCGCAAACAAGGCTGCCGACAAACAAAAGAAGGCCGCCAAAAAGGCCGCGCAGGCACAAAAAGACGCCTTGGCCGCGCAGACTGAACTTGCCAAGCCCTACGTCGAGGCGGGCAAGAATGCGCTGGCTGAGTACCAGAAGATGGCGCCCTACGAAGATTTTGGCATGAAGCAGTTCCAAGCTGATCCGGGGTACAATTTCCGCATGGCGGAAGGCATGAAGGCGCTGGAACGGTCGGCAGCGGCGCGCGGTCTGCTTCAGTCGGGTGGCACGCTCAAGGGCATCCAGCAGTACGGCCAGAACCTCGCCAGTTCCGAGTACGAGAACGCTTTCAGCCGTTACCTTTCCCAGCGCGAGGCGCGCATGGACCCCTATCGTTACCTGACCGGCATCGGCCAGGCTGCCGCTGCGGGGCAGGCCGCCAACGTCGGCTCGACCGGCGCAGCGCTGGCCGAGATCGCGGCGCAGCGCGGCAACGTCAACGCGGCAGCGGCGGCTGGGACTGCGGGCGCCATCGGCAATGCATTCAGTTCAATCGGTCAGGGCGTCGGCAGTTACTACGCCAACCAGCCATACATGAACTATTTGCAGTCCATCACGCCATCCTCGTCGTCTTTCTATAACCCCACAAATATCGGCGGCGTTTATTAAGGAGCGGTCATGCCACTTGACCCCAGTATTGTCAGTAACGCCTTCGCGAACGCGGCCAACAACATGCCGGACGTGAACGCGCTCATGCAACAGCGTGTGCGGGGTGCGGAGAACATCTACCAGATCGAGACGGCTCGGCAGGCGCAGGCTGCGGAAGATGCGAAGGCAGCCGCGAAGGCACAGGAAGACGCCGCGATCAAGGCACTGCTTCCGGCGTACACGTACGGCATCCAGACTGGCGATATGGCGGGCGCGCTTAATCTTGTCCCGCCGGAAATGCAAGATAGTTTGACCCCGTATGTAGACGCGCTTACGGGCAAATCTCCGCAGGAAGTTCAGGCGGCGTTGATTGGTTCTTTGTCGTCTAGCCCCGCAGGGCAAGAAGCCTTGGCCGCTATTCAGCGCGGGCAGACCGCACAAATCCAAATGGGCCAACTTGAGGTGTCGCGCGGCAATCTTGCACTTGACCGACAGAAAGCGGCGCTTGATGCGAAGGGCTTAGGCGAATGGAAACTGCAAGAAGCCGAAGGCGGTTTCTTCTGGACGAACCCGCGCACTCGCGAGGTTATTCCAGCCGATGTTACGGGCGGCGCTGCCCCCGGCACCGCTCCCGGCCCGGCACCCGATGTCGTCACACCACGGCAGCCTGTTCCCGGCGCTCCGGCGGCAGTTGTTCCCGGCACCGCGCAGGCACCGGCGTTCAGGCCGAAAGCTAAAGAAGGAAAAGAAGACGATCTTACGGAAGGTGAAGGTAAGGCCGTCAACTTTACGCTCCGTATGGCTGACAGCGACGCCATTACTAACGAATTGGAAGCGGCTGGCGTAGTGACGACAGACGCCGTCACTAATTTCTTCTTGGGGGCCGTACAGTCCTTGCCTTTGTCGGCGGGCGCCAACTTGGCATCGCAACTCGAAAGCGCGTTCAACGCAACGCTACCCACGCTCTCACCAGAAGAGCAACGGCTTGCACGCGCGCAGCTTGATTTTGTAACCGCCATCCTTCGTTCAGAAAGCGGCGCAGAAATCAAAACTTCGGAGTTCCCGGCCGAATACCGCAAATACTTCCCTACCGAAGGCGACGAAGGAAACGAAAAACTTCTGGCCGACAAACGCCGCGCTCGCAAACTTGCCATCAAGGGGATGCGCGCAAAGGCTGGCAAACGCGGGCAAGCAGATATTGACAATATTCTTGCCGAAGAAAGTGCTGGCGGTCGAACGCCTGCGGCACCGCCCGTTGCCCCCGGCGCAACTGTAGATGGTTTTGAATACCAAGGCG